GCCACCGCGCCGTCGATCTTGTTTTGCTCTTTTTCTTTGCGCGGGTAAATATTGCCCTTCGCGTCTGTGTGCGCAACCACGTTCGACATCATCCATGTCATGGCCGGATTGCCGTCATGATGCAGCCGGCCGTCAATCACCAGCGCTTCCAGGTGCTTCATCGGCTCCGACAGCGTTCGCACTTGCTGCGGAATCTCTATGATTTGCGCTGCCGTTTGCGCTTGCAATCGCTGGGCGAACTGCATCGCGTTCCAGGGATCAAAGCCGAATTCTAGGATGTTGTATCTCTGGATATCTTCAATCGATTCCTGCGTCACCGTCTCGTAATCCAGCACATTGCCAGGTGTTGTGCGCAAATACCCTTCATGCGCCCATTTCTGATAGTGCTGGAGCTCTGGCTGCTGCGCTCGCTCCTCCGGCAAATAGTACGTGCCGAACATGTAGTAATGATCAGCGCCGTTCACCCGCCGCTTGAACACTTTCACCCGAGCGGCAATATCCAGCTTTGAGGAAAGGTCGACGGCCGCTGCGCATGGCAGCCCCCGAAACTCATCGGCGTTGAGCGACGGATCCGCCATCGCATTCCAGCGCTGCATATTCATCCACGCCACGGATGCGCCGCACCAAATGTTCAGGTACTTCGTTTTGAATACGTTCTGTTTGCGCGAATCGCGAACGGCATTGGTCTGTTCGGTCTTCAGAAAGTCGCCGAACACCGAAACATCATAGTTCGGGTTGGCTTTCCGTAGAGCGTCTTCCGACGTCCAGTCGTCCTCAGGATCGATCGTGTAAATAATCCCGAACAGTTCATCCCGCTGGACCGTCCCTTCGAGAACTTTCTCGACATCGCTTTGCAGTGCGCGGCACGGGCCGGCCACATTGACGCCCGCTGTCGTGATGATGAGCATGAGCGCTTGCTTGCGCGCACCCATTCCGGTGCGCATCGTGTCATAGAGTTCATCCGTATCGTGCTCGTGATATTCGTCGACGATCGCACAATGCGGAGACGCTCCATCGCCTGGTTTGCCGATCACTGGCTCAAACCGCGATCCGTTCGCAACGATCGCCATGTTCTTGGCGCCGACATAGATGCCGAAGGCTTCCTTTAGGCGCCCCGTCCGCTCCACCATCTGCTTGGCTGGCCGGAACACTTCCCAAGCCTGTTTTTCCGAAGTGGCCCCGGAATAGACCTCGGCGCCAAATTCCCCATCTGCGCAAAACATGTAGTTGCCCGTGCCGGCCGCGAGCGCCGATTTTCCATTTTTCCTTGGTACACACAAATACGCGATCCGAAACCGCCTGCACCCATCGCGCTTTTGAACCCAGCCGAAAATACTCGTCTCGAAAAAGCACTGCCATGGCTCGAGTCTGATATTCTGCCGCTTCGAAGCCCAGTCGCCCTTCGTGTGCGGCAACTGCTCAATGAACCGGCAAACGCGATTCGCTTTATGCTCATCGAAAGCATAAAGCCAGCCGCGCTTAGCGCGGATCAGATCATCCAGATGACGCTGGCAGGCGAGCTGCACCCATTTGCAGGCCACAGCACGCCCGGATACTACTTCCCGCGCGTACTCGTTCGACGTGGCGACGTAGGAGAACGCTGGTGCGATCGCCTCAATTCGGACGGAGGGCGCTGCCGGCTTCTGCCGCGAGCGCGGCGAACTCGTCTTGGTTTTGGGCTGCTTTGGGGACATTGATTCTAGAACGATCTGCCGGAGTCATGCCCAACCGGGCAAGCAAAGAATTCAGGGTTGATAATTCTGCGCCGTTGATCGAGTCGTGGAACACTTTCCGCACGAGTCGACAGGTAATCTCGATCGCCAGACGGTCTGATTTCGCCAAAACACCGTCTGGAACCATCTCTACAATCTCGAACCAAATCGCCTTCAGTTCTGCGTCGAGGCGTTTAGGCGGCGGGCCCAATGGCCCATTCGGAGCCGGTTCTCCGTTCCGGCGCCGCTGTGGATCTTTCTTGAAAGCGCCGGTTAGTTCCAGAACCGTTGTTGGCTTTCTCGGCCTTGCCATGCGGAATTAACTCTTACCTCGCTGAGCTTGGATTTTGCGGAAAACAAAATTTGGACGTCGCACGGTCGCAGGCTTGCCGCGCTGGCATTTTCGAGGTGCCTACCCCCCGGCGACTGAAATCCCCGGGGCTGTCCACTCCCAAATACTTGATTCGAAACGAACAGCCCCTCATTGCTAGGCCGCGGCAAAGTTTTCACGCCCAAGGAGAAAGGCGTGAAAAGTTGAATTCATTGAACCCGTCTAATAGCTGTCTCGAGCACTCTCAGTCGCGAGTGCGCGATTAATGCGGATATGGGATCACTCCTAGAGCCTGGAGATTTGTCGATTGCAACAGTCGCTTTAGCCGCGCTGAGAGCCATTTGCTGGAATTCGCCCATAGCTCAGATGGCTCTTTAGCGCTTTATGCCGCGCATCAATCTCCTGTAGCGCTTGTTCGCAAGCGCGCAGACACTCATGTTTTTCGGTACCGGTCATGTTGTTTTGACCCCTCTCTTTCACGCCGCCTTCGGCAGCGGTCGCTGGATGACAAGCTCCGCGGCGCAGTGTGGACATTTCCACGGACCATCAACCGGTATTTCAATGTCCCGCTGGCAGCGCCAGCAAGTAAGTCCGAATACTTCTTTCGCGCGATAGGGCCGGCGCGGGAATGGTCTACGCGTTTCGTTTTGAACCGGCACTGGTAGCCTGAGCCTCCATGACCCTCGGAATAAAGAACACAACAGGCGCGCACTGATCAACGGCCGTGATTGGCAGCCCGAGCCCTTGAAGCACGTTGTTGCGCTCCCGTAACTCGGCGATGCGCTGGGCTACCCTTGGATGCTTTGCTAACTGGCTACCGATCGAGGTTGCGGAACGCGGGGAGTAACCGGCCGCAATCGCCGCCTCGCGGAAGCTCCTGCCCCGAGCCGTTTCCCGGGCGAATGTTTCTTGTCTGGTCTGCAAGATGGGAGACATATATGCTGTTTTGAAAAAGCTGTTTCAACGGAATGGCGAACGCTGCTGTATGTTCAGCGGGATAGTACATGCAGTCGCGGCCGTCCCGCGATCTTCAAGCTGCAGCACGCAGTGGCGGCACGACCGGAGCGCGTTTCTTTTTCTGAGCGCGAAAGGCAGTGATCGAAACGACTGGCGCCGCTTCCGTTTTCCGCGTTGCTGTGCTGATGCATTCGCGCACAACCGCATCGAACGTTCCGCGCACCTTTGCCTCGATCTCTTCCGGCATGGCCGTGAAGCTTGTCTCGGCATCCGCAACTAGGTGCGGCAGGCTGCGATGTTGCCACACCTGACCGCTGCCGATTCGTGCCTTAAAGCTGTAGCGCGTTCCAGTCGGCAGCCAGCGGTACGTCGTGTCAGGCTGCGCATTGGCAGACAGAAATTGAATAACTAGCAACCGATCTTTCTTTCTGCTCCAGCGGCCGATGCAAATGCCCTTTTCAACGAGGTGTGCTGCATCGTCCTGCCGATATCTCTTCCGGCGCAGAATGCCATTGGGCGAGAGCGCTTTGACAAGCTTCTCCCCGCCAATCGTTTCGATTGACATGGAAATGTAGGATTGATCGATTTTAGCGGGCTTAGCGGACTAGAGAGACACGTGCCCTGCCGGAAGAAGGGCAAATACGTAAGCTGCTACGTTGCCGGGCCGTTCAGTTTAACGTCCCACGGTTCAAGACGTTCAAGCGGCCGCAAGACACACCAAATGCGTTTTGCACCCGCTTACAAACATAGTGGGGCAAAGTTGCGAGAATTACTCAACATTCTTGAACTTCGCTGCTCCAGGTGGGTTGCTTTCTCTGTTTGCGCATGGTATGTTCACGCATAATGAGGAGCAAACATCTGCCTCAAATCACTGAGGATCAACTTATCGGACGCGCGATTCGAGCTTACTGGACCGTCGAAAAAAACGCCAGCCTTGCACCGGACCAGCCCGGCTGGAAAAGTAGCAAGGTCGAGGAGATCGGCGGAAAGACTTACGTCTTACTAGGAAACATCAACGGCACGCTGGCAGTGTACAGGGTTCGCAACGACGGGATCTTAAAGCGCTTGGTGCGCTGGCCGAAAGAGATCGAGACAGTTACGGGGTGAGAAGTGGCAGCGGCATACCAAGAAGCTTTCGCTAACGCCGAAGCAGCGCTGTGTCGACAACTCGCGCGTTATTCCGGCGACACCGTCGAATTAGATCTCGGCGACGTCTTGGAAGATGAAAAAGCGCAGAAGTTGTTCCGGCGGCTAGGATTCAATCCACGCGAGCGCCTGCGACTTCCTGCGTGGATTAGCGATGCGGCCAACTGCGTCACAGCGATCACAAGCGCACGCGACCGGCACGTCCTCACGTCAGAGGCGCGTCCTACGGTTATAGCTGAGCTCCACGAAACACCTTCTAAATTTCCGCTTCGCGTTGCCTCATATCTCTATTTGCGTTATCAGGAGTTCTCCGCGCTTGCCGAAGCGTGGAATGCGCCGAAACCCGAAATCTTGATCGATGCCCGAGTATTTCAAGTACTGGTCGTGCTCTATGCAATTCAATTAGGACTTGCCGCCGAACTGTGTGCGGTAACCGTGGATTTTTGGAAGGCCCGGCGCGATGAAGACACAGATCTCAAGAAATGGATTGAATTTATAGACGCCCTCCCCGACGAACGCCGGCAGCGAGTCCGCCAGGCTATTGCGAAAGCGGAGGTCGCCTTTACCAGCCCAATCCAGCCATCGGCAACCACTGAGCAAATCGTGGAGGATTTCGTGCGCCGTGGATGTTCGGCTTTCACGAAAGAATTACGCCAAATGGTAGCTGAAGGCCGCACACATGCCGAAGACGCTCAGGTGGACTCGGACATGTTTTTGCTGACTTTCTTGGCCTCTGCCTCTGCGCGTAAAGGACACATGCCCGAGCAAGACGTGTGTGAGCGTTCTTTCTGGAAGTTACGACAGGCTGTGTATATTCCCTTACAAGTCGCGACCTCGGCGCAATGGTCGAAATGGGAAGAGCGATTTGATGAACTTTTCGAATCCTTTCCGCCGGACGCCAGAGAGCAGGTCTAGGGTGCCGCGGCACTAGCCGGACTCCGGCAAAGAACAGAATCAACGCCGCCCGCTCTGTCAACTGAAGCAGATACTGAGGCCGCGCTAGCCCCCGACAATAACGAGCAAGAGATCGACCGCAGATTGCAATCAAGCGGCGATGGAAACGACAACCGGATTCTCACAACGGGAAACGGTAAAATTTCAGCGCCGCAGAATACAGAATTTCAATTCCCGGCTCTGCCGGGTGACGTTACTGGTGATTCCATTCGTCTCTTTCGAGAGCGTTACAGCTTGAACCAAGAACAACTCGCAGAAAAGGCCCATATCTGCCGCGAGAGTGTTATAGCCCACGAAGCCGGCAAAGGCATTTCAAAAAAATGCCGCCAAGCTTATGCCTATTTATTCAATGAAGTGTCGTC